CCAGGTCGTGGGCCATGAGGCCGCGCGCCCGGTCGCGGCCATAACGCCGGGCCGGGGTGGGCGCGGGCAGGGCGGGCGTGTAGCCGGTCTCGAACTCCTGGCCGCAGTGGGGGCAGGTGGCCACAAAGATGAGTTCAGCCATAGACCACCTCCCCGGCCGGCCAGTTGCCCCAGCCGGCCAGGGCGCGCCAGATGAGGGGCAGATCGCGCCGCCAGCCGGCGAAGTCAATTAACAATGAGTAATGAACAATGAACAATGGGCGGTGAGTGACCAGCAGGCCGGCTATCTTGTTCATTGTTAATTGATAATTGCTCATTGTTATGTCCGTCGCGCGGACGACGATGGCCGGCAGCCAGAAGAACCAGAGCATGACGGGCATGATGTAGAGGCTGACGGGCCGGCCGGCGTCATCGAGGACGCGAATATTGAGGCCAAAGGCAAACTGGACGGTGTGGGTGTATTTCATAGATACACCCCCGGCAAAGAGAGTTGCCAGGCGCGGGCCTGGCAATTGGCGATGGCCTGGTGCAGGTGCGTCCAGGCCTCCAGGTAGACGGCCCAGCGGCCATGATAGCTGGCGGGACAGGCCGACCAGATCGAGATATTGCGGCGTTGGCCAATGGCGGCGATGGGGATGACGTAAACCCAATCGCGCCCATTTTGGGCCACGAAGAGCACTAGGTCCACCTCGACCGGCGATTGGCGCACGTCGGCCTGATACCTCGATCTGCCCTTGTTTTTGCCCAGGGTCGATATCTTGACCTCGACGCGGGCGGCCTGGCCGGCGCTATTCTCGACCCACAAATCGAAGGGGCATTTATGGGTTGTTTGATGGACCTTGTAGCCAAACGTGGCCCGGATGAAGCCGGCCATGCGATCCTCGGCCTGATCAGAGAGAGCCTGCCGGCGGCGCTGCTGCTGGCTGACCAGGTTGCCCCTGAGCCAATGTTCCCACCACCAACGCTGACGCTTCAGGAACTCGTCGTTCTCCTGGCGCATGGCCCAGTAAAGTGGGTCGTCGCGGTCTGAAATTGGCTCTTGCAAAGTACCGGCCAGTTGTGGTAAATTAAGCGTAGCTGGCATAGAAACTTATCCTTTTTGTGCTATGTTAGCCCGGTTGGCCAACCAGTCGGGCCGAAGGGGCCGTCATTTTGACGGCCCTTTTGTTTTAGTCGTCGTAGCTGCTGTCGTAGTCGGTCTCCACCAGGTCGAGCTGGCCGGGTCGCAGGCTGGCGGGATCGTAGTAGGCTTGCTTGGTGGTTATCTCGATTTCTTTCCTTTCTTGGGTTGATAGTAAGTTTTATTTGCTTTCCGGCGCGCCCGGTCGATGATCTGCCAGACACGCTGCCGGCTCAGGCCGGTCAGACCGGCCAGCTCTTCTAAAGTCCAATCCAGGCCGCCGTACAGAATGAGGAGTACCGTCTCGAAGTCTGACAGGTGGCTAAGGCGCTCCCGCAGTAACTCGCGGGCCTCGATCTCCTGCAGGGCGCGCTCCTCGACGGCGTTAAGCATACGGGCCGCGCTCCTGGGCGGGCGGCAGGCCGGACAGATCGAGCTGCTCCGGAGGCGGCTCGCTCCACTCCAGCCGGATGACGGTCCAGGCCCCCCTGGTGAACTTTGTCCGCTGCGCAGACGGGGCTACGCCAAAGGCCAGGCGGCAATCGTCTTCGGCGAGATCGGGCCGGCTGCTCTGATAGCTCAGACTGAGCGACCAACTGCGGTGCAGCCGGCCATAGACCAGGGTCAGCGCCAGGCCAGACGACAGCCGGTGGCGGGCCAGACCGGCTGCCTGGGCTACGAATTTCATCGCCTGGGCGATCTCGCTTAATTTTTCCATGATATCCCTCATCCTCTTTCTAGGGGTTTATTTCTAATTTCTATACGCCCCAGGCGCCGTCGGTTGGTTGCAAAACGATGGCCGAGGCGCGACCATTGGCGCGTAACTTTAAACCATGTAGCTCAACATGGTTGCGGTTACGAGGCAAAAAAAATTTCGCAGGGAATTGCAACTCTCTAAAATGCCACCACATGGTGGCATTTTAGCCCCCGCCTACCTTGTTTTTGCAACCATGTGGTGGCAAAAACGGGTTTTGGGGCGGGCGGCCGAATAACCGGATCGTGCCATGGTTGTTGCGGTGACTATTCATATACGGGTAGTCGATGGCCTCCCATTCATCCAGGCTAAGGCCCAGCGCCTCCTCGTGGCTCTTTAGGTAATCCTCATGCCGGCCTTGCAGGTATGAATCCAGGCGATCCACCTGCCAGGGTGTTAGTAGCGGCAGGACTCGCCAGGCCTGGACCTGAGCCCGCCCGGTTGCCGAGATCTCGACGGTAACGAGCTGCTCGTCATACAGGCGGTGGAGTAGGCCGGGCCGCCAGTAAAAGCAGCGCCCGCCGCCCTCGACTTTAGTAGTTCGCCAATCATGCGGGTCGTGGCACTCCTGGCAGGCGGCCAGGCGCGCGCCAACCTTGCGCAGGTCGCCGGAGCGATGGCACTCCCACTCGCCGCCCGGAATTAATTTGTAGTTGCGCTTGCCGAGCCACTTGGTAGCCTGGCGATAGGAAAGCTTGAAGGGCGGGGTTAGGCAGTGGTTTTCGGGCCGGGTCATATCCAGGATGCCGGCCTCGATCTCTTTTTTTCTGAGTCGCTTAACCCAGTCCATGAGCAGGTGGCGATAGAATAGATAGGCGCCGCCCAGGTAAGATAGCCAGAACAGGTGATCATACTGGAGCTCGGGTAGCCAGCGCCCGATCTTCATCTTGGGGTTGTAAAAGTCGAGATCGTAGACTGGATCAATCGGCCCCCTGACTGGGGTCTCGGCCTTGGCGGGCGCGGCCTGGCTGACGACGAAGGTCAGCTCCGGCGCATAACCCAGGCTGGCCAGGGGTTGGGCGACGATGTCGGGCCGGTAGGTGAGCCACTGCTGGCTGGCCTGGCTGAAGACGCCGATGGTCCAGCTCCCGTTATCGACGGCCTGGACCTGGCTGCGCTGGACGTGGGTCTGGTAGAGCGTTTCATTTTGGATCTTGACGGCCGCCCGGACTTTATCCCAGACGGCGCTGGCAGAGACGAGATCCATGGGCTAGTTCCGGTTGAGTATGTAGCGGCGGAGCGGCCAACTGCCGGGGCACCGGTACATGATAACGACGCTAAAGCCGCAGCAGCGACCACAGCGGCAGTCGCGCACCTGGTAAAAATAATGTCCGCTTCTAAAAAACCTGGTGAATTTTTTCATGTTAAAACCCTTTCGTCTATAATGAGGGCGACGGGTTGGCTTGCCGGCGGGCCCGCCGCCCTCCTCCGCTTTGTTGCGTTATCTGACTACCAACAATGGAGTGGAGATCAAATCATGACATACCTCAGTATTCGGCTGGCAGACCCCCCGCTGCCGCCCCTGGAGTATCACATCCAGGATTTTTTGAACGCCAAGGCCTCCCGCGAGGCGGCGACCGTGGCCTTCTATGAATTGCCGCTCAGGCAATATCGGGAGCACGTCGGCCCGTACTTCTGGCCCCCCACCGACAGCTCGATCAACTCCTACCTGGCCGCCTGCAAGAAGCGGGGCTGCCGGCCTAACACCCTGTTTGCTTACTACCGGGCCATCAAGACCTGGCTGGCCTGGCTGCACAAGCGGGGGGTGATCGAGTCTAATCCCATCGAGACGGTCGAGAAGCCCATCGCCTCCAAGAAGATGCCCCGGGCGCCCCAACCCGACATCCTGCAGCGGTTCTTCGAGACGATCCGCCAGAACCAGACGGGCTGGCGGCGGGCGCGCGACCTGGCCCTGTTTACGCTGCTGCTCGACACCGGCCTGCGCGTGGGCGAGCTGGCCCGCCTGCAGGTGGAGGACGTAGACCTGGAGCAGCGCGAGATCCGGCCCGACGAGGGCAAGACCCACAGCGAGCGCAAGGTGGTGGTCTCGCCCGACGCGGCGGAGCGACTCTCTGAATGGCTCAAGCTGCGAGCGAGCCTGAAGCTACCGGCCCGGCTGCGGGCGCTGTTCGTCTCGTATGCCTACGACCGCAAGAACGGCAAATCGCGCTGGTATGCTTTCACCGGCGACGGCGTCCGGCAGTCGAAGGATCGCTGGCTGGCCAGGGCCGGGCTATCGGGCATCCGGGTGCATGACCTGCGCCACGCCTATGCCATCTACACCTTGCGCGCCGGGGGTGACCTGACCGATATCCAGATGCAGCTCGGTCACGAAAATATCGAAACCACGGCTATCTACCTGGTCGCCGCCGACGAAGGCCGGGCCAAAAGGCACGAAAAAACCTCGCCGCTGCGCCTGCTCCGGGAGGCGCCCCAGGAGGGCGAAAACTGACCGGATTATGTTTAGTCAGTAGGTCAAAGGCCCTCTTCAACAAAAAAATCGCTGTCGAATTCGACAGCGATTTTTGGTTACAAGGCAGTTTCTTCTAAGCAGTAGGTTACAGGTTCGAGTCCTGTCCGGGGTGCTCGCTGTCATTAGGATATTTGGTTTTTAAGGCCCGGTCACGACCGGCAAAAAGGCAATTGGCTTTGCCCAAAAAAGCTAACTCTTTTACGAAGCACATAAACCGGATCGTCGATACACACACTACTGCTGGAAGTCCGTTTACCTTTATCCGGTTCAGGGATAATAGTCAGATCAAGTTCTTTATGAACATCTACCGGCCGTCTATCGAAGCAATTGGGCCGGAAAGGTCATTCGCTCGACTGTTCGAGAAGGACGTGATCGATCTTAAGGTAAGGTTTGATCGTACCACCTTCTCCTTCCGGGACGGCTCGGAACTCAATATGGATTACGGGGATGTCCCACGTAAAGTGCATTGGTAGCGACCTGGTGATGATGTTACCTTCGCCATCCGCACCCGTCATCTTGATCTGGTATGTAACCTGGCCTTCGATGAACATTGAACATTTTCGCCTTTCTGTTCCTCTCCCCAGGGGCCTGGCCGGGCTAGCATTAACCCGGCCAGGCAAGAGTAAGGAGAAGATATAAACCTGGCGACCGGCCAAAGTCGCCGGGGTTGTTAAAACGCCCCAGGGGGCATTGAAACACGAAGTTAAGAGAAAAGATGCCAAGCGTAACCTTTTGATCTCGGTCGTCATTTGACCCCACCAGGATTACATCACCGACAACCAGTGGCCCATGTGCCTCGTATATACCTGGGGGTAGTTTGACGATATTGTCCGCCCTGGTCCGGCGCCGGAGCGCGATGACCAGGCTGATGGCCAGGGCGGCGAACGTTAGTGATTTGGTTGACATATAACGATCCCTCGAAGGGGGAATGGTTAAAATGGCTGATTTAATCAAGGCCAGGCTCAAGGTCATGATTGGCCCGGCAAATAAAAACGAGTGCGAAATCGAGATCACTGCTCCGACGCCGGAGGCGCTGTTGAAGCTAGTTGCTCAGCTACTCGAAGCAGTGGAGAAGCAATACCCGGATCAGACCTGGACAAAACCTCCTGGGTTATCTTCTCGACCAGACTAAACAGGGTGGTGGTCGCGTAATGAAAGATCTCCATTTCGACCTTGTTGTTTTGCTCGCCGCCCGACTCGAAGTCGGCCATGATTTCCCAGGTGACACCCAGGCGGTCCTGGTAGGTAGCTTTGACTGTCCTTAGTACCATAAGTGCACTCCTTTGGTTTTAGCCATGTGGCGACCTAGTACCTGAAAGTTAAAAAGTTATGAATGACAACCAGGGCCTTCAGCAAGCTATAGCTGCCATCAAAGCCGGCGACAAGGTGGCCGGTCGCAAATTACTCGTTGAGTTTATCCGGGTCAATCCCCGGCACGAAAATGCCGTTTTGTGGCTTTCGGCCACGACGGACGACCCGGCCCAGAAGCGCAAGTGCTTCGAGCAGGTCTTGCAGATCAACCCGGATAACCAGAAGGCGAAAGCGGCATTGGCCAGGTTGGATACCCCACAAAGTCTGGATGATGAATCGCCGCCATTGGAGACGGCCACCAGTTACAGGTGTTTGGATAATTCGTCGGTTAAGTACCTGAAACTTCATCATTGTAACGACGAGTTTGTGTGTGATGCCTGTAAGGAACTGGCGGCCCGGCCGATCCCAAAAGATCAGGCCCCTGATCTTCCTTACGCCGCTTGCACATCTGAACTCGGTTGCCGGTGCTGGTATAGCCCTGTGATTCTGAATAAATCTGAACCGCAATCTCAAAAGGTCGTCTACAAGGATAAGAATGTTACTATCACCAGGGAGGGCGTAACCTTTACTGCTGGATCTCCTTGCGCCCTAAACGAACTCGCCTCAGTTTCGCTTGAGGAGATAGTAGTTACCGGAAACAGGGCGCTGGCAACGATAATTTCTATTTTTGGATTAGCCTTTATCTTTCTACCCTTACTTTGCGGCCTTCTCGGTGTAATCGAAATCAAAGCCATCACGCTACTCTCGATGGGACTGGGGGCAATTATGGTGATAATCGCGGGTCTGATCGTTCCCAGGCCCAAGAAGACTTATGGGGTAGAGATAAATAAATATTCTGAAAGGTTCATCCCTCTCAAGTCCGAAGATAAGGACTATGTTCAAAAAATTGTAAATACGATAAGCCAAGTCCTGCAACAACACCGTGCTAAGGTTGCGGCTGAAGCCAGGCGCGAGCGGCTAAAGAGAGAGCGGGATTTAACCGAAATGGACAAACTCTCCGTCTCTGAACTTGCAGAGCGCGTGATGGAAGTTTTTCGTCGTGATGATGCCAAGGTGCAAATCGAGGCCGGCAGGAAAAATCGTTGCACCCTAAATATTCAGACATCATCCGGTGAGAGATATGTTGCCATCGTTAAGAGAACTTTCCAGCCGATTGGGTTGCCGGAGGTTCGGGCGCTTTATGGATTAATCATGAACAGCAATGCCCAGAAAGGTTTTTTCTTCACGAATGAAACCTTTACTCAACCGGCGATAGATTGGGCACAAGGCAAGTCAATCCATCTTGTCAATGAAAATGACCTGGTTGATCTGGCTGCCAAGTTTGGGGTTGAGTGGGAGTAGGTCAGATGTAATCAACCCGCCTTGTGCGGTTTTGGTTTCACTTCGCTAATCTCTTATCGTCCGCCAAGATCGCAAAGAGATTGGTCGAATAAATAAGCCGCTTGGCTGGAAAAAGTCTAGGTAAATCGCCTGGGCTTTTTCTTTTTTGCCAAGCGGCTTACTCGTTTCCGCCTCCGTGGTTTTGAACCGGCCGCAAAACCTGTCGCTGCTCGAACTCCTTGACGGATTCTTCGGGGATCATAAGTGGGGAGTTTTTTGCATAAGGGTTTAGCTTGATGGCGCCAGGAAAGCAACCGCTCTTTATCCATCGAAGTATGGTCCGAGGATCAACATCGAACCGCTTGGCTACCTCGGTCGTCTTGAGATAGCCCTTCACGCTCGTTACTCCTTTGGTTGATTGTACTACAGTCGATATCATCAAAACCCCCTAAAGATTTCGTATCCGTCGTACTTGCCCAAAGTGTATCATTGATTATTTAGTTTGTCAAGACCCAAGTCAGGTATTGACAAGTGCGACATATTATGATAAACTGGTCTATATACGACAGGTACGACACTTTTATTCACAGAAAGGAGCATCACCATGCACAAATCACGGGCATACGCCGAGGAGGTCCTCGACGGAAGCTGGCAGGTCGTCAGCGGGGGCGTCATCGAGCGGCAAGACCTGACGGAGCAGGAAGCGGTCCTGTACGTGAGGGACAAAAGAAATCGCCCGGCTGCGCCGGTTTTTGCGGGCCAGGCGCAGCAGGGCGAAGAGAAAATGAGGTCGGCGATATGATAGCGCAGCTCGTCGGCTTCGTCAAGTTCGTGATCCTGGGCCAACCGGCCCATTCGACAAACTCAGGCCAGGCGCGCCCGCTCTCCCTTAAGAGAGCGGGCCGGGCGATCTTCGTCAACGGCGAGGTCTGGGAATTTTAGTTTCTAGTTTCTAGTTGTTAGTTTTTAGTTAGCAGAAAGGATAGTTAGCATGAAGTGTAAATTTTGCGAGAAGCCGGTCTATGACGACATCATCCATCCGGGCATGTGCGAGCCCCATGCCGATCTGGCGCTGGTGGTGGCTCACCTGGAGCGCACCAAGGAGCCGGTCACGGTCGAGGCGGTGCAGTTGGTGCTGGCCACGACCGAGGCCGGGGCGCTGACGTTTACGAAGGACGAGGTACCGGGCATGCTCAAGGACCTGGGATACGGTGAAGGAGCGGTCAATGGGCGTTCGGGTTGAGTTGCAAGACGAGGAGATCGTCCTGATCGTCGAGGCGCTGGACTTCCTGAACGACCACCCGGCCTTCGATGCCTGGGAGCAAAGCGCGCTGACGACCCTGGCCGAGCGGCTGGCCCGCTGCGTTACGGTCGAGGCATTCAAAGAGGCCAGCCTGGAGATCAAGCAGCGGTATGGGGGCGGCGATGCGTATCCAGCTGGCTGAGATCAAGGCGACCCATTCGGCAAGTCCATTCGACAAGCTCAGGATGTACCCAGGGCGGGCCGTTGTCGATCAAACGCCGGGCGGCATCCTGTTGCCGCCCGGCGTGGCCGAGAAGCTGAACGCGCGGGCGGCCCTGGCCGAAGCCGAGGCGCTGGTCGCGGCGCTGCCGGTGCGCCAGGGGCCGGACGTGGCCGACCTGCTGGCGGCGGTGGCCAATCTATCCAACCGGGTCGAGCAACTGCAGGGCCAGGTGCGGCGGCAGGAAGCCAGGCTCGCCGCACCGCCGGCAGCCCAACCCAACCCGGCGGCCGAGCTGCTGGCGCTCGATCCCCTGTTCCTGGACCTGGAAACGACCGGGCTGTCGAAAGCCGACGCCATCACCGAGATCGGGCTGATCGACAGCCAGGGCCGGACGCTGCTCTCGACCCTGCTCGACCCGGGGCGACCCATCCCGGAGCGGGCCAGCCAGGTCAGCGGCATCAGCGACGCGATGGTGGCCGGCGCGCCCAGGTGGGCGCAGGTCAAGCCGCAGTTACGCGCGCTCCTGTGGGGGCGGACGGTGGCCGCCTTCAACGCCCCCTTCGAGCGCAAGTTTTTGCCCAAGTGGGCCGGGGTGCGCTGGGTGTGTGTTTACGAGCTGGCCAACGCAATGCTGGGCAAGCGGCCTTACGGCGGCGGCCTGGCGGCGAGGCTGGCCCAGCTCGGCCTGGCCGCGGAGGCGGAGCATACGGCCGTGGGCGATGCGGTTAGTTGCCTGCGGCTGGTTCAGTTTTTAGTTCGTAGTTTTTAGTTGGTAGTTTTTAGTTTTTAGTCGAAAGGAGTTTCACAATGAGTAGTAAACCTAAAGAGGCGACGTTGACGGATGTACTGAGCGCGGTGCAAGGGGTCAGCCAGAAGGTAGAGGCGGTGGCCGGTAAGGTCGAGGCGCTGGACAGGCGGGTGACCAGCCTGGAGCAGCCGGCCCTCAAGCCCCGGAGCGAGACGCCGATCCGGAGCAGCGAGAAGCGGCCCGCGCCAGGCGGCGGGCGGGTCACGATTGAGGATGTCGGAGGCGACGCCGAGAAATATTTCGCCCCGATGCTGTGCCGCAAGCTGGCCGTAACCAAGGATAGAAAGCGCGAGGACTGGCGGGTGGATCTGTTTTTGAAGGGACTGCGCCGGCCGGCCTCGCTGATCGAGTGGCAGTTCGACACAATAGAGGAACTGATCGAGTTCGTGCAGGTGGGCTGGCCGGAGTTCTCGGCCGACCACTTCGATGAGAGGCGCTTCATCGAGCTAGATGCTGAGTATCAGCAACTCAGGGATGAGAAGGCCTTACCGCCCAAGCCGCCCCGGATCATCTACGGCGACGGGATCAGCTTTATGGTCGAGGCCGTCAAGACCCGGCGCGATGCCCGAGGCCAGACCTATATCAACGTGGTGGCGATCTACCCCTTTGGCGGGTAGCCCCACCTGCTCCCCAGGGTAAAATTACCCTGGGGAGTTTTGCATGTCCGCAGGGCGGACGGAAAGGAACGAGATGGACAGTTACCAACCTATCTTTGACCAGGCTTACGCCAGCCTTGATTCCGATGATCCGGAGATCATTAACGATTACGGGCGGCTGGTCTATGCCCTTGAGGCCGTCTTCAAGGCGGCCGGCTACGGCATCAGCGGCCAGGAGCTGGCCGGGGCGCAACACGACCGGATAGTGGGCAGCATCGGCCAGACCGACCTGACCACCATCGCCCGGGCTTACCTGGGCTGGGTCAAGGTGCCGCACGCCCACGACCTGCCCTACCCCGTCAAACGCATCCTGCAGGGAGAGGTGTCGCCGGGCCTGGACGACCTGGCCCACATCCCCACGATCGCCGCCGAGCAGCGATTCCGCTGGCAGCTCGTCTTTGAGGGCTGGCTCAAGGCGGGTAAGATCCGGCGCAACACCGGGCGCTACCGGTCCCTGATCACGCAACAGGCGTCCGAGGCCCTGATCCCCTTCCGCCAGGCGGCGATCACGGCTATCGAGGAGCGCGAGAAAAAGCTCCTGGAGCTACAGGCGGGGGCTGAAGACGATCACGCCAGGGCCGAGGGCCTGGCCGCCAACCTGCGCCGGACGGCCACAATCGTCGAGGCGTTTTGTATGGTCAGCGCGGCGATTGACGAGCGGGGTAAATCGCTCGACCTGCCGCGCCTGGCCGAACAGATCGAACGGGCGGTCGAGGTGCGCCGGAAGCTGATCGAGAGTCACCTGGGCCAGCGCTACCGGGTTGACCAGGTCGTTAGCGCCAGCTTCGTGTATTACCCGGACCTGGCCGCGCTGTGGGAAAAGGCGCTGGAGTTGGAAGAGGCGGCGGCGCCCAACGCGCCGGTCGAGCTGGAGATCGAAAGCAACTCTATTTTAGGGCCAGGCTGGACGGATACTTCCGTGGCCATGGTCGAGGAGATGGTCGAGAAGGGGACCGCCCCGCCCCGCCCGATACCTTCGAGCGGCTGCGGCGAGGGGAGTTCGTTTTCTCGACCCTGGGCACACTGATCCTTCGCCAAAAACGGAAAGCCGAGGGCTAAATGCCGCATATTATGAAGCAGGTTTTTTAACGAAAGGAGCACGCAATATGGAAAGTCAATTTATCGAAATCCCCCTGACCCTTGTCCGGCCCGGCCGCTTTCAGCCGCGCCAGAACTTCGAGGCCGGGCCGCTTTTAGAGCTGGCCAGTTCGATCCGGGAGCAGGGGCTACTCGACCCGGTGGTGATCTTTTTGAACCAGGCCGGCTTTTACGAGCTGATCGGCGGCGAGCGGCGCTGGCGGGCCAGCCTGGCCGGCGCTATCGGCCAGGCCAAGGGGGTTGAACTGGCCCAGGCCGTGGAATATGTCGAGGGAACGCAGCCGGCCGGTTATTGGGAGTTGCTCTTTAAGCAGGAGATCGACCTATCCGGCTACACCATCATGGCCCACCTCCAGCCTGGCTCAGGCGAGGGCGACGAGCAGCTCAAGGCGGTCGTCCACAACCTGCAGCGCGAGGACCTATCGCGTTTGGAGCAGGCCAGCGCCTTCCAGGGTTTGCGCCAGCAGTACGGCTGGTCGATCCGGGAGGTGGCGGCCAGGGTGGGTAAGTCCAGGGGCTATGTCGAGGACACGCTGAAGCTCCTGGGTCTGGCCCCGGAGGTAGCCGCGATGCTGGCCGGCGCGCCACCGGCGGTCGAGGAAGAGGAGGGCGCCGGGGTGGATCTGCGGACCGGACCGCCCGCCGAAGACGCGCCGGCCCCGAAAAAGGCCGAACCCGCGCCGCTCGATCTCTCCCTGGCCAGGGAGCTGGCCCGCTCGATCCCGAAAGAGATGCAGGCGACCATCGCCGGCTTTGTCCGGACACGGGCGGCTAAGGGCGAGCCGGTGGCCACCCTGGCCAGGACGATCCGGGATATCGCCCGCTTCATCCAGCCCAACCGGTGGAGCCTGTCGGATGGGGCGATCTACCCGCCCGTCACCTACAACCGCGCCCGTTTCATCCGCCACCTGCTGAAAACCCTGCCCGGTGAGCAGCTGGCGCAGCGGGTGCTGGGGCTGGTCGCGGTCAACTCGTATGACAGCAACCTGCTTTCCAGGCAACCCTCGAAGCTGCTGGAAAAGGGCTACGACTACGGCAAGATAGCCCATCAACTCGCCGGCAAGGAGTCGCCCGAGGCGGTCTGGCTCGACCTGGCCAACGTCGAGGGTTGGACCTGCGGGTACTGCGCCATGGCCCCGCTCGCCAAGGAGATCGCCAAGGTGCGCGACGCCGGGCTGGACGGCTGGATGCCGCCCTGCGAGCGTCTCAAAGACCCCCAGGTGACGACCTGCGCCGGCTTCGTCGGGCCGGACGATCCACAGATCATCCCGGTGCAGAGCACGATCACGCGCTATATCCAGGCGCCAGGCCCGGTCAAGGAGTTGCTCAAGGGGCCGCTGCAGGACGATTCGCGCAGCTACGTCACGACCTGGCAGGAATATATCCACGTCTACAACCGGGCCAGGATCGAGCGGGAGCAGCGTGAGGCCCAGGAGCAGGAGGCTAACAAGCTGGCTCACCTGCCGGCCATGCGGGCCTATTGGGAGGCCCAGGGCGAGGGCTCACTCGCCGGCGAGTCGCTCTTTGACCTGGGCCACTTCCAGGCCCACGCTTGCCGCAAGTGCGCCCGCTTCATCGCGGGCGAGACGACCCACGGTGTCCCGTGCGAGCTGGCCGAGCAGCCCCAGGTCAAGCAGGGGACGGCCCTGGCGCCCGACTTCGGGGTGCTGGTGGCCGAGGATGGCCGGGCCGTGCCGCGCTGCCAGAAGTTCAGCTACCGCCAGACGCCGGCCATCCAGAGGTCGCTTGCGAGCGGCTCGAAGATCGCGGACCGGGAACTGCTGCTGTCGTGGTATACGCTCCTGGCCGGCAACCGCTCTAGCTACGGGGCCAGCAAGTTCATCTGGCGGCCGCTGCGCTGGCTGCCGGGCAGCCGCGACCTGGCGGCGCTGTGGGTCGAGACCAATGATGACGACATCATGCTGACGCTGCTCAACTGCGGCATCCTGGAGGCGCTGGCCGCAGCTAACTACGGCGAGACCAACATCCTGCCCGATCCGGTTATGGGCGGCGCGGCGAACTGGCGGGTCATGAGGTGGAACTCCTTTACCGGGCGGACCAAGCCCTACGGCTGGGACGAGCGCCCCCTGCCCTGGGAGAAAAAGCCCAAAGGTTGACGAATTCTCTCAACATGCTTGACACCCTCGAAAATATGTGCTATGTTCATGGCAACTGAACAAGGCGCGATACCAGCGGGCCGACGGGCTACCTGTATCGCGCCTTTTATTTTGTCCAGGGTTCCGGCAGGTCGCGCCGGCCGGAACTCTGATTTAATAAAGGACGGCGATGGACGAGGATATCGAGCAGCGTTTCAAGTACCTGGAATCGATCCTGAACGAGCTGCGTGACGAGCTGGCCAGGGAGCAGGCGCACCTATTGGCCAAGCTCGACATCATTGGTAAATCGATGCAGGAGATCCAGGTCATCATCTTTGGCGAAGAGCGTTATCGCCTGCGGGGTGTCGGCGAGCGGCTAGAGACCCTGGAAAAGACGATGACCTCGCTTGACGAACACCTGCGCTCGATCCGGCTGCCGGAGCGGATCGTCACCCTGGAGGGCCAGGTCGAGGCCATCGAGAAAGAGCGGCAGTCGATCAAGGACCAGATAGAAGGGGCCTTGCGGGCTATCCGGGTGGCCGTGGCCGTGGCCGGCACCAGCGGCGGCGGGGCGATCCTGTCCTTTATTTACCAATTGACCAAGTGAGCCTATGCCCGACCAGGAGCTGGTTAAAATCCTGAACGACCTCAAGCGGCGGATCAAGCCGGAGACGACCCAGCGCCAACTGGTGGAGCTGGTGCGCGTCCGGCTGGCGACGACCGCCTCGATCATCGCCTACGCGCTGGCTCTCTGGCCGTCCCTGGGCGACGAGGACCGGCTCTATTATTTGCAACAGATCCGGGAACAGATCAATACCCAGGTCATGACGATGGAAGCCCGGACGCTTTACCCAAAGAACGGCGAGTGAGATGGCCTCATCGAACCCCCATATTCCCCAGGTCAAAAACGGCAAACTCTACCGCCACGACGGCGCGGTCATTTGCGGCGTCGGAGCGCGCACCGGCTGGCATGACTGGCTGGCCGACCCGCGCAACAAGAGTTTTGCCTTTGTGGCGGCCAGCGGGGCGCACTGCACGGTGGTCAAGGAGAAGCGGACCGGCGGCAGCGGCCAGGCCCACTTTTACTGGTTTGCCTACCGCTCCATCGCCGGCAAAAAGAAGCGGGTCTCACTGGGGAAGTCGCACGCCGTGACGCTCCAGAAGCTGGAGCGGGCCGCGTTCAAGTTGGCCCAATTGGAATTGAATATGGCCTGACCAGTCCCAAGCGTCAGCGATATGTTTGGGACTGGCCGGGTAGCCGGCCGGGCCGGAAAGGTGTAAAGGTTTTGTGGCGAGCGAGGATATCGAGCGACTGGCGGCCAGGGGAGGCTGGCTGGACACCTACCGGGATATCCGGGCGGCGGGGGTTAAGATCGGCCCCAACCAGGCGGCCTTTGCGGCCTGGATGGCCCTGGGGAAAAAGGAGCGCCAGCCGCAGACCAAGGCGGAGCTGGCCCAGGAGCTGGGCTACGCATCAGAGCAGGTCTTTTACCGCTGGCAGCGCAAGAGCTGGTACCGCGAGCTGGTGCGGGCGGTGCGGGCCGCCCGGATCGTCGAACTACAGCAGAAGGCCGACGAGCGGCTGGATGGCCTGCTGGACAGTTCGGACGAACAGATCGCGGTCCGGGCCATTAAGTTAGTTTATGACGAGGCGCGCCACCAGGAGAGCCTGGTGGTCGAGAGCGACCTCGAACGGGAGTGGTGGGATGCAGCCGGTAGCAGCGGCGACGAAACAGAATAGGATAGGGCGCTTCCGGGCGTATCACACGTCTATGGCGGAGTTCTCGCGGGACGTGATCGGCCTGGCCCTGTACCCCTACCAGGTCGAGATCGCCGATTACATCTGCCAGGTCGTGGCCGGGCGGCGAACCGAGGACATCACGGTCGAGATGGCCCGCCAGAGCGGCAAGAACGAGATCAGCGCCCAGGTCGAGGCGGCGACCCTGGCCCGTTACGGCCAGCGCGGGGGCGTGATCGTCAAAGCGGCGCCCACCTGGTCGCCCCAGATCGTGCGCTCCAAGCACCGGCTGGAAAGCCGGGCGCTGGCCATCGCCAGGAAGCTGCGCTTCCTGCGCTTCAGGGGACGCGAGGGCTATATCGTGCAGTGCGGCAACGCGGCCATCAACTTCCTGTCGGGCAAGCCGACCGCCAACGTGGTGGGCGATACAGCCTCACTCCTGATGGAGATCGACGAGAGCCAGGATTTTGACGCGGGCAAGTTCGACAAGGATTTTTCGCCGATGCGGGCGAGCACCGGCGCGCCGGCCGTCTTTTACGGCACGACCTGGAGCGACGCGACGCTCCTGGAGCGGGCCAAGACGGCCATCGCCGAGGGGCGGGTGGCCGGCCGTATCTTCAAGGTGCCCTGGGAGCGGGCGGCCGAGGACAACCCGCGCTATGGCCAGTTCGTGGAGCGAGAGATCAACCGGCTGGGGGTCGAGCACCCCCTGATCCGCACCCAATATTTGCTGCTGCCCATCGAGGAGCAGGGCCGGCTATTAAAGAATTGGCAACTGCGCCAGATGATCGGCGACCATCCGCGCGGCCGCAAGCGGACCAACGAGGCCGAGATCGTGGCCGGGCTGGACTTCGCCGGGGCCGACGAACAGGTCTCGGAGATGATCAGCCTGTCCGAGCGGACGGGCCGCGACAGCGTGGCGTTATCCATCGGCCAGGTCGATTGGGTCGTCATCGCGGCCGGCATCGTCGAGCCGGTGGTCAAGATCCTGGACCGCTACGAGTGGGTCAACGTTCACCCGACCAGCTTGCATACGACCCTGCACAAGATCCTGAACGACGACTGGCGGGTAGACCGGCTGCATTGCGACGCGACCGGGATCGGCGAGGTACCGACCGCTTACCTGGCCAGGGCGCTGGGTGGCCAGCGGGTAGCGGCCATCAAGTTCGATAGCGCCTGGACGACCCAGAGCCGGTTGTGTTTTCAGTACGCGGCCTCGGTCAACGGCTCGCGCCTGCTCGATTTTGCGCCGGCCGAGGGCGTTGATCCCCTGCTCGTCGCCGGCCAGGAGCTGCCGCCGGCGAGCGAGGTGGACCGCCATATCTGGTGGCAGCGCGGCCACGCCCGGCTGGAGACGCGGGCCGGCCAGAAGGTGCGCGCCTACGTGCCCGATAACGAGGGCCACGACGATTTGCTGGTGGCCGAACTGCTCATGCTGGATGCGGCCTACGCCGGCGGGGTGAGCGGCTGGGCGGCCTGGGCCAGGCGGCAGCTCGACCAGATGGAGGGGGCGGCCCATGCCGCGTGAGGAGGGCGGGGTCGTGATCGACCTGACGGACCAGGCCCACGCCATGAGCGGTTATTCGGCCCCGGTGGAAGACCCCTGGCTCAAGCCGCCCGGCCTGTTTGGGCCCGGGCAGCCGGTGCTGCCGGTCTGGCCCGAGGAGCAGCCGCGCCTGTTCGAGTACCAGCCCGGCATCAACCTGGTCTCGATCCCCCGGGCCGGCTTTGGGCTGGCCCCCTTCCCGATGTTGCGCAACCTGGCCTTCGCCTGTAAGGAGGTCCGGCTCAACATCGAACTCGTCAAGCGTGAGGTGCGCGCGCTGGAGTGGGAGATCATCCCGGCCCAGGAGGGCGACAAGAGCGACTACGCGGGCGACATCACCTTTATCACCCGCTTCCTGGACGCCCCGGACGGCGAGCATGACTTCGACCAGTGGCTCAACATCCTGCTGGAGGAGATGCTGGCCGTCGACGCCCTGACGATCTGGCCCGAGCTGGATCGGGCCGGCCAGGTCGTGGCCCTTGAGCCGGTCGCGGGCGACACGATCCGGCCGCTGCTGGATTTTCGGGGGCGGGTCGCGCCGCCGCCGCTGCCGGCTTACATCCAGGTCCTGCACGGTCTCAGCCGCAGTTATTTCGAGCGCGGCCGGCTGATTTATCGCCCCTTCAACGCCTCAGCCAGCAGCCCCTACGGTACCAGCCCGATCGAATTCATCATCCTGACCGTGAATCTGGCCATGCGGCGCGATGTGTTCCACGTCGGCGAATTTACCGAGGGCAACATCCCGGAGGCGCTGGTGGGCGCGCCGGCGAGCTGGAGCCAGAGCCAGATCGAGACGTGGCAGCAGTATTGGGACGCGCTCGTGGCCGGCAATATGGCCCAGCAGCGGCGCATGCGCTGGGTGCCCCTGGAGAATGGGACACAGGTACCGGTCTACGAATTCCGCAAAGACGACATCAACCAGACGCCGCGGGACGAGTGGTTGATGCGGGTGGCCTGCTGGGCCTTTGGCAACAACCCGGCCGAATTTGGGATCACGGGTGGCCAGGGCCTGGGCGGGGCCGGCTTTACGGCCTCGATGGAGAATATCCAGTACCGCTCGATGCTGGGGCCGATCACGCAGTACCTCAGCCGGCTCTTCAATGTCCTGATCCAGGATTGGCTGGGCAAGCCCTGGCTCAAGCACCGCTGGATTGGGCTGGGCCCGCAGGAGGATCAGCTGCAGCAGGCCCAGATCGACGAGATCTATACCCGGATCGGGGTCTATGACAACCGCTATATCCAGGACCGGCTGGGCATCCCGGCCGATCTCAGGCCGCAGCCGGGCGCCAATCGGGGCGCATACGGCTTGCTGCCGGTTATCGATCCCGTCAACTTACCGCCGGCGTTCAAGGCCCTGGCCGCCTCCGGGGAGGGGGCGGCGGGCTTTTTTCGAGGCGCAAATGGCCAAGGCAAGCGAGGCTGGCCTGGGTATGGATGATCCGCTGATCGAGGTCAAGGCCGGGCAGTCCACCAGTCTGCAAGAGGCGCTCCTGCAATATTTTGCCGGGCTGCAGCGGCGGGTGATCGCCGCCATGCGGGAGGCGCAGCGTGCCTGAGCTGCCGGCCGGTTTCTGGGACGAGGAGCGACAGAAGCTCCTGGAGCTGCTCATGCCGGGGCTGAACGAGCTGGCCGTGGCCGGCGCGCAGGCCGGGGCGGCCAAGCTGGCCCAGGTGGGGCTGGTCTTCGACGATGCGCTGGCCAACGCTCGCGCCGCCGAGTGGGCCAGAGAGTACGCCGGGGCGCTGGCGGATCTGGTCGGGGCGACCAGCCGGGAGCTGGTGGGCCAGACGCTGGCCACCTGGATCGAGACGCCGGGCGCGACCATCGGCGGCCTGGCCGAGCAGCTGGCGCCGCTCGTGGCCGGCAACGCCGAGCGGGCGCTCATGATCGCCGTGACCGAGACGACGGCGGCTTACGCCAACGGCGAGGCGCTGGCTTTTCAGGAGGCCGGGATCGGGCAGGCGGCTTTTTTACCGCCCGGCCACCCGCGCTGCCGCTGCTGGACGACGGCCCGGCGAGTCAGGGTAGGTGAGGAGGCGACCTGGGTCATTCTGTGGCAGACCAACCGGGACGAGATCGTGTGCCAGACGCCGATCACGACGCCCTGGGGTACGGTCGAGGGTTGCCGGGCGCTGCACAATGTGGTTATCTCAGAGGGGCCCTATCTGGGCCGGAAGGCAGGCGAGCTTGGCTAAGACATTCGAGATCGAAGGGTTTGACGAGCTGCTGGAGGCGCTGGAGCAGGCGCCGGAGATCGCGCGGCCGATCATGGCCAAGAAGATGACGGCCAGCCTGCAGGCCCTGCGCGGCATCCTGCAGCCTTACCCGCCGCAGCCGGATCGCAACCGGGCCAGGAGCTTCAATACCTATGCGCGTGGTTTTGGCCAGCGCCCCCGCTCTTACTTTGGCGGCGGCAGCCGGCAGGTGCGCAGCCTGAAAGCGCTGGGCCGGGCCACCTCGGAGCGGCTGGGCACGAAGTGGACGCAGGAGGTCGAGATCGAGCCAGGCGCGATTACGGGCGTCATCGGCAACACGGCCAGCTACGCCAATGTAGTGCAGGGCGACAGCGAGGATCAAAATTATTGGCACGGCGTAACCGGCTGGATCACAATGGAGACCGCCCTGGAAGAGGCCAATCCCGAGATCTTCGCCAACTTTAGCGAGGGCGTGGACGAGATCCTGGTCGCCCTGGGGAGGCGCTAATGCCGGACGATCTAGCCCAAACCCCACTGGCGCGCTTTATCCCGATCTCCAAGATCGACGAGGCGCAGCGTATGGTCTGGGGTGTGGCCAGCGACGAGAGCATCGACGCCGAAGGGGAGGTGCTCGACTACGAGGCCACCAAGGCGGCCGTCACGCGCTGGGCCGAATGGGGCAATATCCGGGAGATGCACAACCCCAGCGCCGTGGGCGTGGCGACCGAGATCGTCCTCGATGACGCTACGCGCTCGCTCTTTATCGGCGTCCACGTCGTCGATGACGCAGCCTGGCAAAAGGTTCGGGCGGGTGTCTACAAGGGCTTCAGCGTTGGCGGCAAAGCCCTCAAGAAGATTTTGCAATCCATGAACGGGCGCGTCATCCGGCGCGTCGTCGAATACATACTCAATGAAATCAGCCTGGTGGACCGGCCGGCCAATCCGAGCGCCCGGTTTACCCTGGTTAAGGCAGTCATTACGAAAGGAGCGATTGATATGGCTAAATTGGGCAAGATGGACGACGAGGAGATGTCGCCCGAAACAGAAGAGGAGAAGGTCAACGGCGAGGGCGAAGAGACGGGCGAGGAGATGCCGCCCGACAGCCCGACCGGTAAGGCCGACGAGGAGACCGGGGCCGAGGAGACCCCTCCGCCAGCCATGACCCCGGAGAGCGTGCGCGAGCTGATCCTGGCGGTCCTCAAGGACGTGGGGCTGGTGCGCGAGACGGACGAGGAGGCCGGGGCGTACCAGATCAGCCAGGCGGTCGAAGTGGCCGACCTGCGCAAGTCCATCGAGGGGCTGGCCGCGGCGGGCGAGCTCCAAAAGACGGCGGGCAAGCTGGCCAAGCTGGACGGCAGCCTGAAGGCGTTGACCGGCGACCTGGCCAAGATCGCGGCCTTTATCGACGACCTGGGCGACCGGCTGGAGCGGGTCGAGAAGTTACCCCAGGGCAGCGGGCCGGTTCTGCGCGAGATCGGGCTATTTGGCCGGACGGCGGGCGACGCCAGCGAGGCGGTGCTCAAGGGGCTGCTGGCCGAGGCCAGCGATCCACAGGTGCGGCAGGTCATCAGCGAGCAACTGGTCAAGCTGCAAATTCGCTCGATCCACAGCAGCAGCCAACAGGGTAGTAACGCCGCCGGTTAGGCGGCTGGCTCTATTCACTTTATTAGCGCACCGGAAGGAGAGTATCTATGGGCGCACTCATTTCCAACCTGAGCGAGCTGACCGCCGAGGCGATTAGTGCCTTTCGCAAGGCGACCGCGCAGTCGGCCAGTCAGGATATGCAGAAGTTCGACGGGATCAACAAGGCGATCAGCCAGGCGACCGGCCTGGTCTGGTTCGATCTACAGGCCCCGGCAAAAAATTTATTCCCGGTCATCACGCCGCTGCGCAACAAGATCGCGCGGGTCGACGGCGACGGCGGCACGGCTACCAACTGGAAGGCGGTTACGGCTATCAATACCGGCAGCCTGCGCAGCTTCGTCCCTGAAGGCAAGCGCAATGGGGCGGTGGTCACTTCCGCCGTGCCCAAGGCGGCCTCATACAAGTCGAGCGGCCTGGAAGACACCGTCACCTTCGAGGCGGAACTGGCGGCCAAAAACCTGGAAGATATCCGGGCCACGACCGCGCAGAGGTTACTGTGGGCGGTCATGATCGAGGAGGAGCTCAATATCGTGGGGGCCAACAACTCGATTGCGCTGGGTACGCCGACCGCGCCGACTGTGGCCGCCGAGGCGACAGGGGGAGCAATCGAGGCCGGCACCTACAACGTCATCGTGGTGGCCCTGACGCTACATGGCTACCTGGCCGCGTCACTCAGCGGTGGGGTGGTGGGTCAGGTCAGCGTCACGCCGGTCGACGGCGGGGCAGCCTTTACCTATGGCGGCGGCTCGTCCCAGAAGTCGGCGGCGACCTCGACCGGGGCAATTACCGGCTCGACCAACGTCATCACCGCCTCGACGCCGGTCGTAACCGGGGCGGTGGCCTACGCCTGGTACGCCGGGACGGCCGGCAGCGAACTGCTCCAGGCTATCACCACCATCAACAGCGTCCGACTAACGGCGCTCGTGACCAGTGACCGGCAGAACGCCAGCGCCATCACGGCCGACAACAGCCAGAACAGCCTGGCTTACGACGGCATCCTGTACCAGGCCTGGGCAGCCGGCTCCAACGCCTACATCGCTACCCTGGCCACCGGCACGGAGGGCACGGGCACCCCGCTGACCAGCGACGGCAACGGCGGCATCAGCGAGATCAACACGATGTTCCGCTCCATGTGGGACAACTACCGGCTCTCGCCCGACGTGATCTACGTCAACGCCCAGGAGAGCGACAATATCTCTAACAAGGTTTTGTCGACCAGCGCGGCCCGCGTCAACTACGTGACCGGGGGCGACGTGGCCGGTGGGATCAGGATCAAGAGCCTGCTCAACCGCTTTGCCATGGGGGGTAGCGTCGAGGTACCCCTGGAGTTGCACCCCTACCTGCCGCCCGGCACGCTCAAGGCCTGCACGACCCGGCTGCCCTACCCCATGACGAATGTCCCTAATGTGATGGAGTTGCGCATGCGGCGAGATTACTACCAGATGGAATGGCCGCTCCGGACGCGCCAATACGAGACCGGGGTCTACTGCGATGGGGTGCTGGCCCATTACTTCCCGCCCTCGATCGGTATCATCACCAATATCGGGAATGGGTAGGAGAGGCCCTGATGGCAGCTAAAAAAGAAGCCAGGATTCCGACCCGGCGCTACCGGCTGGCCGAGCATTACCAGATCACACAGCTCGCGCACGGCCAGGACGCCTACTCGGTCAAGGACGGCGTCATCGATCTGCCGGCCCTGACCGGCCAGCACTGGTATAAGCACCTGGTCGATGGCGGCCTGCTGATCCTCAAAGAGGACGAGCCGCCGACCGATAGTTAAAATCTCATCACCTTGCAACGGAGGACACCATGCAAAAGCAACTTATGACCCTGATCGCAATCATCATCATATTGGCCGCCATGAGTCTGCGCTTCCTGACCGGAGCCGAGGCGGCCGCGCCGGAAGCGCAGGGGACGCCGGTCCCGGTCACGATCTGGAACAACAACCGGATCACGGCCGACACCCGGAGCAATGCCCAGGAGCTACGCAATTACAGCCGGTCTGATATCCAGATTACCCTGGTCCAGGGTGGGACGGTCAATACGACCACGGTCCGGCTGGATCGCTCTAACAGCGGCTTTGCCTGGGCGACCGGGGCGACCTTGCTTGACGCCAGCGCCATCTCGACCACGGTCGTGGTCAGCAGCAACCTGATCGGGCGCTATGGCTCGATCTACGCCGACGTGAGCAACAGCCAGCCGGTGACGCTAACCGTCATATCACTAAACCGGCCTTAAGCGTCCGCACGGCGGACAGAAAGGCGACTTATGGACTATACCACCCCGGCCCTGGTCAAGGCGGCTTTGCGGATCACGGAGCCAACCGACGATACCCTGCTGGCGCGGCTGGTTACGGCGGCCAGCCGGGCCATCGACCGCAAGGTGACCGGCGCGCCCGACAGTGACGCGGCCGATTACTTCGAGTTGGGCGCGGTCGCTGATGAGCTCCTCCTGGGTATCGTCGATCAGGAGGGCAGCCTGGTCTGTTACCCGCACAAGGCGGCTATAGCGGCCGTGAGTGCGCTGGCCCATCGCCGCCGGCCCGACGAGGATTGGCAGACGGTCCCGCCGGCCCGGATCGAGGTCGAACGCAATAGGGTCGTGGCCTGGCTCGACCTGGGCGACCGGGCGTTCCGCCGCGTCCGGATCAGCTACACCGGGGGGCTGGCCGCGACACAGCCAGAACTACCGGCGGACCTGGTCGAGGCGGCGACGCTGCTGGCGGCCCGCTTCTACCGCGAGGACGAAAGCGGGTTGTCGGATTCGGTTGGCGTGGCCGAGTTGGGCCAGATGATGTATACCAAAGCCTGGCCGGTGCGCCTGGTCGAGATGCTCAGGCCCTTTAACCGGGTGCCACCATGGTGAGCTTATGAGCGTCGCGACCGTCAAAGCCCGCCTGGCCAGCATCCAGGAGGCTATCCCCGGCGTACTGGTGGCCTACGCCCAGGGGCCGCTGTCGCTGGTAGGGGCCAATATGCCCTGCTTTGTCAACCTGACCCGGCCGGCGACGGTAGACTGGGAGCAGGGCAGTGACCTGGGGATCGAGACGCGGCTATACGCCATGCAGCTCTATGTCATGCCCTTTGGTCAAGGCGTACCGGGCGAGGCCGAACGCAAGTGCGAGACCTTTTTTCCGCTGGTGCGCATTACCTTTGCGGCCCGGCCGGGCCTGGAGGATCTGCCAGGTATCCAGGAGGCAATCTTCCTGGGCGACAGCGGGGTTATCATTATGAGCTACCCGCTCCAGGGGGAGCGGTACTTCGGGGTCGAATATCGACTCCAGGTTAGAGAAGTTGTGGAGCGAAGCTATGCAGACTACGACTGAAACGCCGGCGGCCCAGGGGTTCGGGTTTTGCCCACTCTGTAAGCAGCCGATTACGCACGTCCAACCCAGCCCGCTCAATCCGTTGCGCTTGCAGGGCTTTTGTGCCTGCAACCCGCTTGGGCCGGTCAAGGAATTTACTGCGCCTGCCAAGGCGATCAAAAAGAAAGGAGTTAGTTAATGACAACACCTACCCCAGTCTGGACGCCCGTCGGCGCGCGGGAGGCCCGGCTATTCGCGCTCGATTCCGGAGCGCAGATCATCGAGCCAGGCGCCGCCAGCGCAACCGCACACGAGGGCTACTGGCTATCGGGTCTAAAACAGTTGACCCTGAACGACCCTGAACCGCAGCAAATCTTCCACCAGGGGGATGACTACATCTTTGCAGTAGACGCCCTGCCCGCGACCGAGGCCATTACCGGCAGCGTCATGACGGGCAAAGTCGACGCCGACATCGAGGAGATCGTGACCGGCAACATCGTGGTTACGGCCGTCGAGCGGCCGCGGATCGGCTTTGGGACCGACCGGCGCGGCTCGGAGATCCAGGTCGGCATGTATTTCTACCGCCAGGCCCAGGATACCCAGCCCGGCAGCAGCTCCTTTGGAGCGCGGCGCTGGGAGCTGGTCATCTTCCCCTCGGTGTTACTCATCCCACTCGAACCGGGGATGGGCGGCACGACCTTTGACAAGACTTACACGCTGCGACCGCAATTCACCGGCAAGCATTTGTGGGGGATCCCTTATGCCGTGGGGACAGACGGCTTCTTGCGCGCCCAGGGCATCAAGATGATCGCCCAGTACAAGCCCAAGTTCGTGGCCTGGAAGGGCAATAACGTCCTGACCGCGTTCAACCTGCCGGTCGCCTATCCGGCCACGGCCACGACCAAGATGCAGGTCTGGGTCTATGACGCCTCGGGCGGGAGCGTGACCGACATCACCGGCACGGCGGCGCTGACCGTGGCCGACATCACGCCGGCGGCGACGCCGGACGTGGGCGACATCCTGATGTGCCTGTACGAGCACGCCTGATGAACCAACAGGAGCTATTCGAGCGGATCGAGCGCGACTTTACCTATCACCCGCCCACGGAGGGGCAGGTCCTCATGTACCGCGAGATCCGGGAGCAGGCCAGGGCGCTGGCCCTGCTGCTGGCCGGGCTATGCCCGATCTCGCGCGAGCTCAGCCTGGCTCTGACCAACCTGGAGCAGGCGGTCATGTGGGCCAATGCCGCTATCGCCCGGAGTGGAGGAGCGGATGCAGACCGAGACGGTTAGCTACCAGGTCGATGGCTATGACGTGAGCCTGACCGTCTCCGAGGCGACGGTCCTGGTCGGCATGCGCCGCACGCGGCTGAAGCTGGCCGGCGACAAGGCAGAGAGGGAGCGGGCAAAGGATTACGGGTATGACGCCGATCGGCATCTGTTGCGGGCGACGATTTACCCGGACCTGATCGCGGCCACGGTCGAGGCGCGGGGGCTGGCCTGGCCGCTGGAATTCGAGGAGTTCCTCGGTTTGCCGGAGCAGCTCTGGGTAGCGTGGGAGCAGGCGGTTTACCGGCTCAACCCGCATTGGCTGCCTAGCCCGGAGCAATCGCGGGAAAAAAAAGACGATCCGACGAATTCATCGGACGGTTGACCGACCTCTTTAACGCCCAGGACAGCAAGGAGCCGCCCGATCTGCCTGACGAGATCGAGCTACACGACCCGGAGCTGGCCTGGCGGCTGTGGACGACCCTGGACGCCATCGACTGGCGCTGGCCGCCGGATGTCATCCTGCGCCAGCCGGAGTGGATCATGGACGATATTCTGACCGTGGCCAACCTGGCCGGCCGGGTCAGAAAGCTCCGGGGCGGTTGACAAAACAATGAGCAATTAACAATGAGCAATTAACAATTTACTTATTGCTAGAAGGCGCCGGGGTTTGTAAGCCAGACAAAGAGCAGGGTACAGCCCAGGAACATGAGCAGGGCGACGGCGAGCATGACATTGAGCACGACCCAATTGTGAACGACCAGGCGCCAGCCGGTGCGTTTTGGTTTAGATGATAGTTTTTTGAGCGGTTTTTTCTCCATCGGACTCTCCTGAAAGGCATTATAGCACAGCTATGGCAGATCGAGGCATCGAAGTCTTTTTACGGTTCGTGCTGGACCGGCAGACCGTCCAGCAGGTCAAGAGCGGGGCCTTATCGGTCGATAAGGCCCTCAAGCAGGTCCAGGCGCAGACCGAGAAGACCCAAAAGCAAATGGACCAGGTGCGCAACTGGGCCGGTTATTTTGGCGACCTGTCCACCAGCGCGCTTTTTTTTGGGGCGGCCGTATCCGGGCCGCTGCTGCTGTCGATCCACCAGTTTGTGGGCGCGACCGGCCAGGCCGACGCGGTCAGCCGCGACTGGCTCAGCTCGACCGACGAGCTGCAGCGCTCCTACCAGCGCATCGGGCGGGTTTCGGCCCAGGCGGTCTTGCCGGCGTTGGAATTTGCGGCCGACGTGGCCGAGAAGCTGGCAGGCTACGCCGAGGATCACCCCGGCGCGATCCAGGCGCTGCTATATGGCGGCGGGGCGCTGGTCGGCCTGGCGGCGGTGGGCGAGGCGGTCGAGCGGGGCGTCAGGCTTTACGCCGACGCCGTGAGCCTGGCCACGACCACGAAGGCGGCGGCCACACAGCTGCTGGCCGGCAAATTGATGGACCAGGCCGCCAGCAAACAAGCCGGCGCGGCGACCGGGATGCAGAAGGGCGGACTCCTGGGCGGGGTGGGCGGGCTGCCTGGCGGCAAGGCCCTGGCCCTGGCCGGGGCTATCGGCGGCGGCATCTTTGCCGGCAACGAGATCGCCAACGCGGTCACGGGCGACCCGGAGTATGCCGGGCGAACCTGGCGGCAGATGGCGGCCCTGCCCGGCGCGGCAGCCATCAGCGCCCTCCTGCCCCTCTTTGAATCCATCGGCGTCATCAGCCCGGAGACGGCCAAGAGCCTGGGCAGCAGCTTTGGCGAGATCTACGGCGCCTTTGGCAACCAGGGGGTGGCGGCCGGTCTGACCGAGCTGGGTCAATTTTTGGGGCTGGCCGGCGAGGCCGGCGACAAGGCCGAGGAGGCCAACGAGTCGGCCAAGGAGATGTTTCTCAACCAGGCGCAGGCACTCAAAGGCTTCATCGCCTTTCAGGCGGCCGGCCAGCAGGCTGAGGCACAGTACCAGGAGCAGCGCAGCGCGATCATCAGCGAGGCTGAGGCGGAGCGGGAGCGGCTGACGCAGCAGAGCGAGGAGCGGCGTACCAGGATGGTCGAGAGCTTTGCCAGCCAGCAGGCCGAGGCCCTGGCCGAGTTCGAGCGCGGTCGCAAGCGGGCCGAACGGGATTTCGAGCGGTCGGAGGTCAAGGCCCTGGCGGACTTTAGCGAGGAACGGGGGCGCTTCCTGGAGGAGTGGCGCGACTCGGAAGCGGACGCCGAGAGCGAATATTACACGCGCCGGATGGAACGGGCGGCCCAGTTCGATAAAGAGACGGAACGGGCTGAGGCCAAGCACCAGAAGAACGCGCGGCGGGCGCAGCAGGATCACTGGCTGCGACTGGAGGATGCCATTCGTACTCAAGACGCGGGCGCCTTCATCCGGGAGCAGCGCGATTACGAGATCCAGCGTCGCCGGCGCGAGGAGGACTTTGGCGAGCAGCAGGAGCCGCGCCGGGGCGACTACACCGAAGAGGTCAAGGGGCTGGAGGAGCAGTTTGCCGGGCAGCGGGAGCTGCGCCAGGCCGACCGGGAGCAGCAGCTCGAAGAGATGCAGGCCCAGTTCGACGACGAGCGACAGGAGCAGCTCGACGCCTTTGAGCTGCGCCGGCAGGACGAAGACGAGGATTTCGCCCTGCAGCGGGAAAAGGCAGCGGCCCGCAACGAGGCGGCCCTGGCCGAGTTCGACGACCAGGCCCGGCGTGAGCTGGAAGCCCTGGAACAAAAGAAGCTGGAGCAGGTGAGCGCGCTCGATGGCCAGTACAGCGAGGAGAAGCAGATCCGGCAGAAGGCATTTGCCGATCAGTTACGCGACCTGGACGGGGCTTATTTCAACGAGACCGAGAAGAAGAAAGAATATTACGCCCTGATGGAAAAAGACTTTATGAAGTGGCTGGAGGCCATGCGCGGCCAGGTCGGGAGCAACCTGCCGGGTTATAGCGGGCCACTGCGCCAGAGCCCGGATGTAGCCAGCTCGTCCCGGAGCAGTGTCTCGAATAGTCGCTCGCTTAGCTACGCTCCGACTTACAACATCTCCGAGCGAGATGATACGCGGGCAATCCGGGCCATGATCGAGCGGGGCGTGGATCAGGCCATTTTGCGCGACGAGCGGGGGTATTGATGCCGGTTTATGGATATGAAATTGGCCTGACGACGACGACCACCAACGTCGAGGAGTTGACTACGCCGGTCCATCCACCCAGGGGGCGTTGGTACGAGGCGTCGATCTTCAACGACAAGGCAGACGGGATGGTCTCGGCCCACGGCTTCCCGCGCTGCGTCTGGCTCTTCGATATCCTGACCGAGGAGATGGTGAGCCAACTCAGGACCTTTGTCGGCACGTCGCAAAGCGGCGAGGTCTATATCGTAACCCGGGTGCCGCCGACCGCGGCCGATGACGGGGAGCTGTTCGTTAAATTCGGCGCTATTATGGTCTGGCCCAGCCGCGACCTGATGGACAAGCGCAACGCCGGCGGGCGCTACCTGGGCGTCGAGATCCCCTTCAGGCGACTGGAGGAGGCGTAGTTGTTAGTTGGTAGTCGATAGTCGATAGCAATTATGAGCCATGAACTATGAATTATAAACTACGGACTACAAACTAAAATGCCGGCCCTATCCGCCCCGGAACTGGCCCTGCTGGGGGCCGATGGCCACAAGGCCCGCTTTTATTTATCCGTCTCGACCCCGCGCACGCTGCTGGCCGGGCTGATCAACGGCGGCCTGGCGCGCGGCGCGATGACGATCCCCTACGACAACGGCACGGGCAGCGGCTTCGGCGATATCGCCGCCGGCCAGGTCTTCCGGGTCATCACCGCGACCGGGCCGGAGCTGGGCCGGGTGCTGTCGGTGAGCGGCAGCCAGGCCAGCGGCAACCTGGGTATTGCGGCCAACTCGATTGTGACCGGCGACAATAACACCTTCGAGGTCATCGAGGATTACCCCCTCGTCCCCAAGCCACCCCGCTTCACCGCCTCCACCTTCTACAAAGACTGGACCACGCTCTATCCCGGCGATGGCGTGACGCCGGTCATCATTGCCGGGCCACACCGGCCACAGTTTTTGAGCGGCGGCTCGGCGGTCTTTGACGTAGATCTGACCAGTTCATACGCCGTGGCCCAGGGCGCGACGATGAACGCGGCCAGCTACGCCGCGGCGGTGACGCCGGCGGCGGGCGTGACGGTCAGCCTGGTGAACGGGGTGGGTACAATCGAGATCGCCAACCCTGGCCAATATTGGGCGCGCTTCAGCGGGGCCGACAGCGGCGGGCGCTCGCAGATCACGCGCCGGCGGCTCTGGGCGCATGATCCCGATCCGACCGACGCCGATTACCCCTATACCGACTTCGAGGTGCAGGCGCTGTCGGGCGACTGGGAGCGGGGCGGTTGGGTGCTGGCCATCCGGGTGCGGGGCGTGGCCGATCTGGCCGTCTTCCCGGAGGGGGCGCTGGTGTGCCTGTGGTATGCGCCAACTTACGGGACGACCCAGCAATATATCGGCGGGCCGGTGGGCGCGGAGCAGGCCCTTTTTTGCGGCTACATCCGCAAGGGTTCTATTGAGGCCAACTGGGAAGAAGGGACGGTCTCCTTTGAGGCCCAGACCATCCAGGACGCGCTGCGCTCGATCAACATGCGCTCGGTGCCCCTCCAGGCAACTCAATCCCCCTCGAAGTGGTACGAATATAACGCCTGGCTGACCAATGGACGGGGTCTGCACCACTACTACAAGTACCACTCGACCCTGCTTGAGATTTGTGACTTCCTGGGCCTGACCGACGTAACCTATGGCCGGGCCGGGCTGGTCTTTCAGAAGGGCGATATGTATGGCCAGGCGCTCAACGTGGTGCGCGACTATGGCGCGAGCGAACACATCGTCTGCAACAAGGCCGGCCAGCTCCACCTGACGCGGGATATCCAGATCCTCGACGACGCGGCGCGGGCGGCCCGGCCGGTAGTGGCCGGCCTGGAGAAAGGCTATCGGCAGGGCGACATCAGCCTGGTCGAGCGGCAGCACGGCCAGGTGGCATTGGTTTATGTCGAGGGGATCGCCTTCGATGGCCTGAACGCCGCCGCCTACTGCGCCAAGTCGCCGGGCCACGTCCCGGAGCAAAGCGGGCCGGGCTTTGTCGAGGCGCTCAACCAGACGGTGGCCAGCCAGGAGCAAACCAACAACCTGGCCGGCCGGATCGACGCGAAGGAGAACAACCACGACCCGGAGGCGCGGATCGCGCTGGACGGCATCTGGGCCGGGGTGCTGGATGTGGCGCTACAAGAGTGGTATACGCTCAGCCTGGCCGCCGCCGGCACGACGCGAGGCGTGGTCTGGGCGGATCGCAAATTGGTGCTCAGGCAGGTCAACAACCGGATCGATCCGGTCAATGGCTATATCGGGAGCGAAGCTATTTACGAACCGGAGGCGCTGGGCCCGGTCGGGATTCCGGACCCGTGCGTGGGGCTACCTGGCCCGCCCGATCCACCGGCGCCTAAATGGAGCGGGCCGGGGCTGGGCGCGCTCCTGGCCTTTAGCTCGGCCAATTACCGGGACGACAACGCGGGCGACTGGACGCAGTTGCAAGCGGCGAGCTATAACCATGGCTGCGTCGATCCCTGGGGAGTCGTCAAGAGCGGGTCGAGCAACCCCAGGGACGCCATCTGGTGGGCGGTGGCCGATGGGGCTATTTACCGGGTGGTGGGCGTGGCCGGTATCCCGGAGAACCGGACGCCGGTGAGCGATCCGCCGAACACCTGGGGCGACGCGACGGCCCCGACCGTGGGCGAGCTGGAGTTTATCTGGGTCGGCGGCAGCCGCTGGATCAAGAATCGATTTTATGTTCTGGCCAGGTGGCCGGAGGCGGGCGGTGATTGGCGGGGCTGGCTGCTTACGACCGACAATGATGGCTTCACCTGGGACTACGCCGCCCTTTACGATGGGGTAACATTGCCCGACCAGGTTTACCCAATCTGGGCAGCCGTGAACGGGTCTTATGTGCTAGCCACCGTCTGGGTCGATGTTGCGACCGACGAGTTGCAACTGCTCGTTTTTGATGACGAGCTGAATTACGTAGATACGGTTGGCCTGGGCGCGGCGACGCTGGCCGAGGTCGAGGCGTTGACCTTATATGCCTTTCCGGCGACCGTTGGCGATGACGACAGCCCGTGGTACGTGGCCGGGCGGATGGTCGACCCGGCCGGTCTGTCAGGCGAGCCGGCATATCACGTCATCGAGACCGTCAACGCAGGCACGTCGTTTACGAGCATCGAGGACGGCTGGGGCGCGGATATCGCCATCGCCCTGGCGGTCGATGATAGCGATAATTTCTTTGGGGTGCGGCAGGGGTTTAGTGGCGACCTGGCTATCGGGGCGTCGGCCAAGGTCACAGACGGCGAGAGCGTTGCCCGGCCGTTCTTGATTCCGATGGCGACTGGGGTGGGCGTGGTGGCCTATCTAAAAGGCGGTATCTACGGCAAGGTAGTCGATATTTCGAGCGGCGCCATCGCCATCGGGAGCGAGCAGGCAATCGCCGAGCCGTCGTCCCTGATCACGTTCGGCGGTGTGGCGGTGCGACAATCCGACACCGACGAAGGATTGGCGGTCTATACCCAGGCCACGCTAGAAAAGCCCGAGGCCCTGGTGTTTACCCGGAGCGGCAACACCCTGACGCCTGGCTCGCCCTTCACTGACAGCATCGACGTGTTGGTCGATACCGTTTTGGGGATCTATCCGGGCAGCAACGCGGCGTTATTGGGAGATCTGCGGGGCGGCTCGTTTGACGAGTATGTCAGGATCGACCTGGTTACGCCGGTCATTGGTGCGACTAACAATCCGTCGACGACCATCGATGAGTATCTCGACGCCGTGGCCATGGACAGCGATGATATTATGGTGATGTTTATCGACGCCTCCCAAAACCTCTATTTCCAAATGGTCAACATCAGCGTCGGCGTCAGCCAGGGGGCGGCCAGTGACAGTACTATCGACCTGCCGAGCGGCTTCAGCCAGGCTAACATGATATGTTACAGCCTGTGCCGGCTGACCGACACGGCGGCGGTAGCCTGCGTACCGCGCGACCTGGCGACCGACGCCCTGAGCCTGGTCGTCATCACCCGGAGCGGCACAACGATCAGTGGCTATGGCACGCCACTCGATGTCTACACCGATGGCGGGAGCGGGATCTTTTATGGCCATCCGGTCCGGGTCTCAGATACGGAGTTCCGGCTCTTTTACCGGGACGCCAGCGGGGCCATCAGCGTTCAGTCCTTTACCATCTCCGGTACAACCATCAGTCCCGTAGGCGATACCGTGACCGACGCCACCGGCTGGACCCAGATGGGCGGGGCGGCCCTGCTCGACACGGACAAACTTCTGATCTGCTGGGAGGATGGCGCCGGCGACATCCGGGTGGCGCTGGTGACGCCGGAGGTTAATGCCTCATTTTACCAGGGGGCGGGCGCCCTCTCGGCAGAAAAATTTGGACTGGCTTCGATTCTGGCCGGGCCGGGCGGGTTAGCCCGGCGCGGCGACGGGGTGGTGGCCCTGGGCGGCACGGTGACCGGGAGCGGGCTGGTGGTCCGGGCCGGGCCCGCCGACAGCTACGCCGCCGCGACCAACATCGGCGGCAGCCTGGCCGGGCCGATCAATGGCCTGGCCTGGATCGGGGGCGGTGCATGACGATCAAGCGCGAGATTACCCTGGCCCGGCGCGCCCGCGAGGCCCAGTTCGAGCGCGAACAGTACACCTTCCCGGCCGTGCTGCTGGCGGTCGATTATCTGAACTCGGCGGCAGTGGCCCGGCAGCCGGGGCATAGCTGGTTTCAAGAGCTGGGCTTGCAGGAGGATGGCGAGGCCACGCCGGGCATCGCCTTTAATCGCAAGGCGCCGGGTTTGCCGGGTCTGAAGGTCACGGTCAAGCGCTGGCCCAAGGCGCCCTACGACTACGAGGTGGTCGACTGGGATGCCAGCCAGATCAAGGATCTGCCGGGCTACACCGGCACGCCGCTGTTGGCTCAGCACGCCCAGGATCATATCGATGGCTACGATCCGCTCATCCTGCCTACCCGCAACCTGTCCGCCCTGCGGACATATATTACCCCAGGGAGCACCACGCTCACGGTCAACGTCGCGCCCTACGCCGATTTTGGTGGCCTGAACGATCTGGATCTGAGTAGTAGCCAGCCGGCGAGCGGTCTGGCCCGCTACGTGCTGGTCTACCTGGCCGGCGACGGGACGATCCAGGTAGTGGAGGGTGACACGGCGACCGACCTGGAGACCGCGCCGCCGCCCCGGCCGGAGACGCCGGCGGGCGGGATCCCCAGCGCCTATGTGCGGATCGATGGCGACCAGGCGGCGATTGCCGAGGTGGACATTATTGAGGGTCGCCGGATTTTAGAGCAAGGGGGTGGCGTCCATCCCTTCCCGGCCTGGGGTGAGGTGATTTTGCATCGGGATGACGGGACATTTGATGTCTATACCGATCTGGTGGAGGCGGTGGACGCGGCGGCTACGGATGATGTGCTAATAGGTTTAGGTGAGTTTGATATTGGCAGCCAGCTAAATATAGACCAGTACATCCATCTCACCGGGGTAAATGATGACCCAAAAAGCTTCATCATACGCAGCGCGGATGAGACTCAACTTAATATCACTTCAAGATGCGAGCTAGCAAGTCTCAGGGTCGAGAATACCAAACTATCCGGCGATGCCACAGCCATTAACATAGCTTCTCCATTTTCGGCGATAGTGTTGAGGAATGTGGAGGTAATTTCTACCAGTGCGCCAGGGATTAATAGAGCTATAAGAGTTGGCACAACTACCAGTGTTACTCTCATAGACTGTAATAGCACTTCTGGGACGGGATCGACACAACGTGCTCTTTATACAACCGGGTCAGTAAATATTTTTGGTGGGGTGTATGATGTGTTTGATGCCATAACAGCCATAGAATCGGCTTCAGGCGGGTTATTTCTGTATCAATTGCCAAGAATAAGGGATGGTCTGATTGGCTCAGACGGCGGCTGGTATGTAAATAATGACAACCAACTCGTCGACAGCTTAGGCGGCTATCAGGAGTTTGACGGGAGATCATCAGCGCCGGGAACACCAACCACGGAGCGCGGGCGGATTTATTTTGATGCAACTACGAAAGAGTTCCGTCAAGTGGATGATACCGGAGCTACAAAATCATTGGCAAATGCATCCGGAGCGCCTGATGATGCAGAATATTATGTTAAATCTTTACACGCTGGTTTAAGCGCCGAGATTGTTCCCCCGCTGGATGAGTTTAAGGCATCCAAACTCCGGCAGTTGGATGATGGCGGAGATGCCGTAGTCGCAGATAATAATGGCAATCTAAGGCTAATCGACCACGCATTGATATTTGACTCTGGCAACGGAGATTGGATTATCACGAATGGCTCGAACGAGGTGGCTTGGGTACTCAACACGAACACTCGCGGGCTGCTAACTCCGACTGGAATTGTGCTGACCGGGGCGGGCCAGAATTTAAGAGGAATATCAGATAATGTGCCTGACTTAGGCACAACAACGGCAGCGGAGAAACTTGGAAATATCTATCAGGCGGCTGCCAAAGATGTTTTTGCCAAAGGGGACGATTTCGGTCTGTTTAATCGTCTTGTAGATGCTAACAGGACTCCTGGGGAACATTTTCGAGACGGGGGGGACGATCTCAGTTGGACAGGGTACGCCAGTTATACTGGTTTCGCATCACCGCCATCTTCGGCCAGTTACGCCACACCGAGCTTTCTCAAAGTAACACATTCGGCCGCCACAAGAGCCTTCAAGTATCGTTCGTTCATTAATGCCCAAACATTCCTGATAGCTCGCGTCATGGCTGGAGCAACAGTTGAAGCAGGATTGATGCTCGATGATGGAGTGGACAATGTTGATGGTCTTGGCGCTAACAATTTCATCCGAGCCTTTATCGAGTATCCGACTTTTACCACCAATCCTAATTTGGCGGTCGAGTACCGAACAGGCGGTGGCGGGGTCACAAAATCGACCGGCTTATCTATACCACCCGGACAACCACTCACTATAATTTTATTATATGGTTTAGGTACACGATGGTCTAGCTGGAATTTTCAGGTTTATATTTTGGGGGGAGACGGAGGATTCAATTTCTTTACTGCCGGCCCTGACGGATTCTCATTCACGCCAGCACGTCACGGTCTTTATTTTCGGTGCGTATCAGCCAATAACATTGGTGGTTACGACTCGTTTGAGGAGGTGTAGGCGTAATGTTTACAATCAAACGGATCGAAAGACAGATAATTCCCACGGGCGTAGTAATAAGTCTATTGTTTGAGTCAAATGGTGCTCAGGGAGCATTGACACTGCCTCTACCGGAAGATTGGAGTGAATTGACTCGGCAACAGAAGGTAGACTGGGGGCGACAACAGATAACCGACCACCTGACCAGCTACAACTATCAGCCGGCTCATGAGTTGATCTTTCCCGATCCAGACGCGCCAACACAGGCCAGAGAGGATTTAGCTAACCTCCCCAACTGGGCCACCTGGTCCGGCCCAGAAGCTGCCGATGCTCTTAAATCAGCCATCCTGAATGGGATGACCAAAGCCGAAGCTCGTGCTGCTATTGATGCACAGTTTGCCGGCGTGACGAATTTGGCGACGCTGGCTCAGGCAACGGTTGCGGTGCTGAAACAGCTATCTGACGCGGTGATTGATGGTCGGGATGTCGGCCACCAGAACGAAGCGCGGGCTATTATGTACCTGCGTGATATTGTGGTGGAGAAATAAAATCTCCCCAGGGAGGGTGGACAACTTACCCCAGGGAGATTTTTTGCCGTTGGGTCAGAGAGAAAGTCAATCTCTCCGAGCTATAATCTCAACTCCTTTCTGGCGATGAACTTCTGCCAACAATTCCCAATACTCGCTCCGCCTCTGCGGTATTGGAATATAAATCCGTTCGACGATCTGGACAGGTTGTTGTTGCCGTTTATTGAGCAACAATGTTGCCAGAATAATTAACAAGACTGAACCCAGGATGCCAAATGGCATTAGTAGATTTGCCGTCTCCTTTCTACCTTCAGCTTTCGCCTCAATGATTTTTGCTTCGGCTTCAGCCTCGGCTTTTAGGATTGTCGCCGTGGCCGAAGCGTCCACTTCTTGCTGCTTCCTGACCAACAACGCCTCGAACTCACGCTCGATGCGCTGCGTTCTGGCTCGCTGGTCATAGGCGTCGGCCTGGACCTGTAATGTTCGCGCCTGCCCGTCGCTTCTGGCTCGTTCGTAGTTGGCCGCGCCAACTGTGACCAAGCCGGTGGCGTAAACGCAGGCCAGAGAACCCAGGCCGCCGATTACCAGAAGGATAACTAACGATCCAAAAAATTTTGCCAAACATTCCCTCCTTTCGATTGTGGGTGGGCCGAAGCCCACCCGTTTTAGTAATAACGAATCATCTCGGCATCTTGTCTCTTCGGCTCCCGGAATTGAGGCGTATAGTATACGTAAGGGTCACTAATCCAGGTGGCGCTCGTCGTAGTAACAGCCACCAGGCGACCATTCTGATCAAACTCACGCCGTTCGATTTTGGTTGTGTAAGAACAGGCCGATAAAACTAATACCGAAATGATTATCAACAACAATTTCATTTCAGCCTCCTAGAAAGCAAATTCTCCTTGAGGCTCAGGGTTCTCTTCTTCCGGCTCTGGTGGAAGATCGAAGGGATTCTCTTCTGGCTCGGTAGCCGGCTGCAAGGACTTCTCGTATTCCTCTAACCGTTCCT